CGCCAATTTTTTTGTCAAAAAAGTCGATCAGACTCCAGTAGACTTTAACTTATTAGATACAAAGTCAGATGACTTCTTGTACAGTGATGCTTTTCTAAAGTCATCTACTAATGCTTGGAGATACTTGGGTTTAAGGATGTAAATATCTCTTTTCTTTTCATTCTCTGTGTTTTCGTATTCATACTCAGTGACAGGACGAGACAATTCATTTGCTGGAATTTCTTTAACATTAATTCCATCCCAGTATTTGTAACCCGTTTGTACTTTTCTGTACCACGAACCATCTACTCTTACCCATTCAACTCCATCGATAATATAATTATCTTCAGTAATTTGGTTGTATTCAAACTCTAATGGAATAGTTTTTACATACGAACCAATTAAATCAAAGCTAGCAACAGCAAATAGATCTGGTGTTGGTGTGCTGTCTCTGTTGACCAAGAATCCTAGTCTAATGTCAGGTCCTTGTGCTTCTGGTGGGATTGTAAACTGTGATGTATACACACCATCAGCATCAATCCATGAAATAATTTCTTCGTGAGCAATTAGATTATCATTTGAATCTACATAACCGAAGTACAGGTATTCACCAGGAGCAGGTGAATTTTGTTTTCCATAATAGACTTCAATCGTGTCGTAGTTGGAAGTGTCAATAGGATTTAAAATTATATATTGCTGTGAATCTGCTGCTCCACTATCAAAGATTACTTGGGTTGAAGATCTAAATCCATTCTCTCCTAGTTGGGTAGCAAAGTTTAAACCACTATCGGCAAGACGTACATTTAAACTCTCATCAATAAATTCGTCAGGGAACCTAGCATCAAACACATACTTCTTGTAGATACGAACGGTTTCTGTGTCTGGTGTTAGGTTAGGGAAAGTATCATTCTCCAATCTGATTTCACTATTGTAGAATGTTTCATCGACCCATGTACCACCAGGGATTAGGACCTTGCCATACTTTTCTTTTTGTTCAGCGTCACTGATGATCTCGTAGTGATGAATATCATAGTAAGGATTTTCATAACTAGATTCAATATGATTTCTCAAATCATTTTCTGACATTGGTAGATCATATAGTGGGTTCATCATGTTGTTTACCAAAGCAACAACCCAATCATAGTTTGGATTACCATAAGCAGCTAGAGCAACCAGATCTAAGCGAACATCATCACCGATAGCATATTTCTTTTGATACACTGCTGAACTAAAAGCAGTATCACTTAGTTTATATCTTCTAAAAAAATTAGTTGCTACAACATAATCAGATTCCGAGAAAGGATAACTGATTGGTTTAACATCATACTTAATTGACGGTAAGAAATTAAAATACATCAGTACGATACTCCAGTTAGGCTGATATCTTGGGCGTATACAAGTTTTGTTTCTGAGAAGGATAGATTTAATTCATAGGCGACGGGAGATCCGTCATGGTATGTAGCAAAAACTCCATCAGGAGTGTAGTTCACATCAATACCAGTGATAGCACATAGTTTATACTGAGGAAGCCAGGGATGTAGTCCAGAACCTTTCATGAATTTAACCTGACATAAACCAGGAACACCAATATAGTTAGCATTAGATGCTCCTAAATTCTGAGCAGCTTCAGTGTTAGTAGTGTCGGCATTAGCAGGAGGAGATTCTTTACCATCTTCTGCCTTTTTTTCATCTCCACTTTCTACTTTTGGTTTGTTGTTCTCATTAGTAAATGCTTTTTTGAAAGCTAGATCAACGTCAAATAAACCGCCAGCACTTTGTCCAAATGTAGGCAAAGAAACTTTTTTAAACTGACCAATAATCTGTTGGATTATACCTGCTTCGGTTTCATTTCTTGGTACAAGTTTAAATCTCATAGTAAAAGTTCTCAAATCAAATCCACTGAACATAAGTTCAGTATTAGGGTTGAGAACAACACCAACAGATCCACTGAGAACGTCATTGGTAGTGACATCACCAGCACCAGTAGCATTGATAGCATCAGCGAGTCCTTGTGCCGCTGCTGTTGGTAAAGCACCAGTAGCGTTCTTAATTAATTGTCCAATGGCATTAAAACTTTGACCAATGTCACCTGTCATAACACCACCAGCACCTTTCATTGCCTCGGCACCAATGTTACTGAATTCTTTTCCTCCCCACCTAGCACCATACTGTGCCTGAATATCTTCAGGCATGTATAGAATAACATTCTTTGAACCTGGATATATTGTGTATTGTTTATTACTTTGATTGTATCTTTGAAGATCTTTTGATAAAACGGCAGCATAAGCGTCCCTGTCACCATCAATGTCAGGTTTTTTCTCATACTTTTGACCTTGGTTTCCACCAAAGGGACCATCGTAAACATAGAATTGGAACTTTACGTAGTCAGAATGTTTTTCGATAGTTTCATTTGGATACTTAAGTACATTAGCAGAACCAGCGCCACTACTAACAGCCAAAGATGATAATAAATTTAATGTCTCTTTAGCACCCTCAAGTGGTGGTTGAGAAGCTGTAGATTCTTGTTCTTTTGATTGTGTTTCTTTTGCTTCTGCCATTTACTTTACCATTTGTTTGCTAGATGGTTTGCCATATCCTTCGATAATTCGCTGTGCTTTGATGTTATCGTAGTAGGAATCATTCACTTCTTTCCACACATCTTCTTTAGGGTATGGAAAAACGTGACCCTTTACATCCTTTACAAAGTCCTCGGTTGGCAGAAGAATGGCAGTGTCCCATTCAGCAGCAGCGAGATCAAGATAGAATCCGTCTACATGTGAGTGCAAGTATTTATGAAAGCACTTCTTAGGAAACTCGATACGATTATACTTTAGTAGTTTATTGACTGCCATAATCCTACGTTTAATAGGTAGGTAATGTAAGTTAGCTCCCCAGAACTCATTCTTATCTGATTTAACTACATAAACAAGAGGAAACCTATCGTAGTAAGGTAACCATCTCATCTTCGCTTTGTACTCAAACATGTACAGGTGACCTGCTACTACATAACGACGGACCATGTTCTGGTCTTGTTCATTTTTATTGCCAGTGCTGTCTCGTTTTTCAGCATTAATATATCGTGAGTTATCTTTACCGTATGTTTTTGATTCTGATTTAACGGCAGCACGATACCAAGACAAAGGTTTTTTCTCTCCTTCTGTTTTTTTATTTACTTTCTCAAACAAAGTCTCGTAACCAGTGTCATCGTTCTGCTGGTTACGTTGGATGGACTTGAATCCAGTTGCCATTGTTAGACTCCTAGGTGATCTTCGGTGAGGATTAAAAATTTCATCTGCCTGTCCTCACAGAAGTCCTCTGCTGCCTCCCACTTAGCGCGGTTCTTAGCGTAGGTTAGGACTTCCCTCTTCCAAGAGGCAGTCTTCTTTTTAGGTGAATCATTCGGTGGTTTGGTTTGCTTCTTAGGTTTAACCTCAATGAGATACTTACTGATGAGACCAGACTTAGATATTACTTTAATATAGAAGTCAGGATAGTATCTGTGTACCCTTCCATCAGTAGGACAACGGTAAGGTATGACTACCTCTTCGCTACCCCACTCCACAATACTCTCATTATGATCACAGAAATACATAAACTTTCTTTCCCACATTGAGCGATAGATTATCCTAGTTGGATTGCCCTTATATTTTTGTGGGTTAGTTGGTTTATAAACACCTGAATATGCCATGATAAATATAGTTGGACCAACTATTTTTATTTAGCGTGGCATCAACTAAGAGCTTAGGAATATTCATGAACACTATCGCCAGACAAGGCGGTATGTCAATGAGTAATAATTTTGATGTACAGTTTGAATGGACTAACGCAAATAATAAATTAAAATCTCATTTGAAAAGAATGGGTATTGATTTTAATCAAGCATCAGCAGACACAGATGACGCATCTAATGCTAATAAGGTAGCAGATGTCCTCAAAATGTTCTGTGAAGAGGCACAACTTCCCAACGTCCAAGCAGCAACAGGAACTTACACTGGTAGGAGAATGGGTGAGAGTCAAGTTAATTACGCTCACACAAAAATGTACACTGACTTCCAACTTGGTTGGATGTGTGACGCTAACATGACACCTCTAAAGTTTTTAAATGCTTGGCATAGTTTTATTTTCCAAGAATATAATGCTGGAGGTAGTCCAGTTCTTGGTGAAGTGGGTAGTGAAATTGCTGGTGCTGGTACTATCTTTAGTCAATCTGGAAAAAATCTTTCTGGTATGAAAGGGTCTGACTTGAATGGTGAACGAAGCAATGCTAAAAAATTTATTAGGTTGAGATATCCTGATGAGTATCAATGTAATATTCTCATTACAAAATCTGAAAAAGGACAAACATCTCCTAATGGTAGACCATCAATGATGTATACTTTAATGGATTGTTTTCCTTATGCTATTGATGCTGTTCCGTTATCCTATGGTGCTTCACAGATTACAAAAGTAACTGCTAACTTCTACTATAGTAAGTATAGTATTATCTACAATGATGTTCGTAAAATGACTGGATAAATAATTAAACAATATCATAACTCGTTATGCCATTACCAACTTTGTCTGTGCCTACGTATGAATTGGCACTACCTTCTACTGGAAAAACTATTAAGTACAGACCATTTCTGGTGAAGGAAGAAAAGATTCTTCTTCTTGCTACTGAATCTGAAAACGAAAAAGAAGTAGAATCTGCTGTAAAATCTATTTTAAAAGCGTGTATTCAGACTAGGGGCGTTAAGATTGAGAGCCTTGCTTCTTTTGATTTAGAATATTTGTTCCTAAAAATTAGAGGAGCATCTGCTGGTGAAGATATTAAAATGAAAGTCACATGTGCTGATGATGGTGTGACAACAGTTGATGTCAATATTGATGTTGATAGTATCGAGGTCTTCAAACCAGAAGGACACACCAGAAAAATTATGTTGACTGATGAAGTTGGCGTGCTAATGAAGTACCCTGGAGTAGATCAATTCATTGACATGACTCTTCTCAATAAAGATCTTACTAATACTGATCAAATTTTTGAACTTGTAGCAAAATGTGTTGAGCAAGTCTTTGAAGGCGAGGAAGTTTGGGATTCTGCTGACATGAAACTGAAAGAAATTGTAGAGTTTCTTGAGGGTATGACTCAAGCACAGTTTGAAAAGATTCAAGAGTTTTTTGAAACCATGCCTGTTCTAAAACATGAACTCAAAGTTGTTAATCCTGTAACTGGAGTTGAATCTACATATACGTTGGAGGGTTTACAATCTTTTTTCGCGTAAGCATGTTCTATAATAATCTAGAGAACTATTATAGAACAAACTTCTCTCTCATGCAGCACCATAAATATTCATTGACAGAGATTGAAAATATGATGCCATGGGAGAGAACAGTGTACATTTCCCTTCTGAACGCTCACATTAAAGAACAAGAAGAAGCTAGGAAAGCAGCACAGCGATGAAGTTCACCCTACCAGCACCAGCATCAGTAGAATGGTATAGAAGTGGTGTGCCTGGTGGTGGTCAG